ATATGGCTATCCAGAAAAAATAGGTGGTTGGGAACAACTAACTACTAACACGTTAGTTGGGGCTGCAAGAAACCAACACATTTACGCTGATTTAGATGGAAGAATTTATTCTGCTATTGGAACGCACAAAGGATTATTTATATATTATTCTAATGCATTTTATGACATCACACCGTTAGAGAGTGCTATAACAGGAGCTACATTTACAATATCATCAACGTCTGCTCCTCAAACAATTACAGTCAATAAAGCATCTCATGGTTTAGTTGCTGGTGATCTATTTACCTTTACATCTGTTACTGTTCCAACAGGATCTGGGTATGCTACAAGTTTATTTACAACTAACCCATTTGAAGTTTTATCATCCACTACAAACACTTTTACTATTCAAGTCTCAGTGGCTGCCTCAGGCACAACAACGGGCACCGGAGCAGCAACAATAAACCCATATGTAAAATTTGGCCCTTTGTCCCAAACGTTTGGATATGGTTTTGGCACGGGAGCTTGGGGTGGAACTGTGTCAGGTGCATTAACATTTACTCTCGATGGAGCTTTAGCTGATGACACTAATGGTAATAATAGTTCTGCAACCAATATTACATTAAACTCTACAACTGGTTTACCAACTTCAGGAGTTGTTCTAATTGGAGGTGAGTTAATTACTTATTCAGGAATAAGCTCCAATGATATAACAGGTATCACTCGTGGAGCAAGTGGGTCAACAAGATCCTCTCATAGTAATGGAGCCACTGTTACAAACGCTGCAGACTTTGTAGGTTGGGGTGTTGCTACTGCCACGTCAACTACAGTATTAGAACCTGCAAATTGGTCCTTAGATAATTTTGGTGAGATCCTTATCGCTACATCACACAATGGCAAAACTTTTAATTGGTCTCCAATTCATGCTGATGCAAATGCTTTATCTACTAGAGCAACTGTTGTAACTAATGCACCTACAAGATCAGTGATGTCTATAGTTTCTGAACGTGATAGACATCTAATTATATTAGGCACAGAAACAACAATCGGAACTCCAGGAACTCAGGATAAATTATTTATAAGATTTTCTGACCAAGAAGATAGAAATACATACGCTCCTACTTCTACAAATACTGCCGGTACATTTAGATTAGACTCAGGAACAAAAATAGTTGGAGCAGCTAAAGGTAAAGATTATATTTTAATATTAACAGATACGTCTGCATATTTAATGCAGTTTGTAGGACCACCTTTTACATTTTCAATAAGACAGGTTGGATCTAACTGTGGACTAATAGGTCAACAAGCTTTGAAACATGTTAATGGAGCCGTTTATTGGATGGGACAAGCAGGAGGATTTTTTGTATTTGATGGTACAGTTAAATCTTTACCTTGTTTAGTTGAAGATTTTGTATTCACAGATAGTGGTGATAATTTAGGAATAAATTATACTTCAGGTGATATTGTTTTCTGTGGTTATAATACTTTATTTTCTGAACTAAATTGGTTCTATCCTAAAAATGGTTCTGAACAAATAGATAGAGTTGTAACTTACAATTACGATGAGAACTCTTGGACTACTGGATCTTTAGCTAGAACGTCATATTATCCTAGCACTTTATTTGACAACCCTTATGCTACAGAATTTAACAATACAGGAACACCAAGCTTTCCAACAATAAATGGAGTTACAAATAATAATGGGGCCACAACTTACTATGCACACGAAATAGGAACTGATCAAGTAAACTCTGGCGGTGTGTCTACATCTATAAATGCATTTATACAAAGTGGTGATTTTGATTTAAATGTTGAAGGTGATGGACAATTTTTTATGTCCATGAGAAGATTTATACCAGACTTTAAAAGATTAACTGGTAATGCAAAAATATCTTTGTTGTTAAAAGACTTTCCTACTAGCACAGAAACATCATCACCACTAGGTCCATTTACAATAAATAGCAGCACAACCAAAGTAGATACAAGAGCCAGATCTAGATTCGCTAGTTTAAAAGTAGAAAATGATTCTACAAATCAATCTTGGCGTTATGGAACATTTAGAGCGGACGTACAACCGGATGGTCAAAGATAATGGCAAAAATAGATATTAATATTCCAGAGCCAAAAGATACATACGATGTTTCTAACCAGAGACAAATATCTGAGTCGCTTAATACTTTAAAAAATCAATTGAATTTTTCTTTTCAATTTGATTTGAAAGAAGAACAAGATACATTTAACTGGTTCTTATCATGACAATACAATATAAAAATCAAGGATTAAATCTATCAACAACTGATGTAACTACAGTTTTAACATGTCCTACTAACGCAACTATTTTAATTAAACAAATACAAATCAATAATGGATCTACTGGAGCTGTAAACTTAAGTGTTCAAGTTACTGATACATCAGCTACAGCAACTTTTAGAATATTTAACGAATCAGTATCTGCGACAAGCACTAAGGATATAATAAATCATACTTTAGTTTTAGAGGCAGGAGATATTTTAAAAATGACTGCAGGAACTGCAGATGAAATACAAGGTATAGTTTCATATGCATTGTTAGACAGGTCACAACAAAATGGCTAGAGTTAGTTTTTTACACTACACGCCAAGACCTAAACCTAGGAAGCGACCAGGCCGTCACAAAAAAAGACTTTCAAAATCAGAAAAAAGAAGTTATAAGAAATACAATCGACAAGGAAGAAGATGACTGAAATAACAAAAATACCAGCCAAAGCAGTTGAGATTGTCAAAAATAAACGAACAGGAAAAGTTTATAAAGATAAAGCTGAGTTCGATGCTGATGTTGCAGATCCAAACACGGATACAACTCAAGCAGATTTTAGACAAGACCTAGAAGTAACTGTTGCAAAGTTGACTCTGTTTGGTAAGACTAAAGATTAATGGAAGCAAGAGGTGGCACAGAACTGCAAATGGAAATGTTGCATAGGCATTGTCCAAAAAAATTACTAGATCAAGTTCAAATTTGCACCTCAATACCTGGAAAAGTTCCAATAGATCCTAAAAAATTAAATATACTTTGGCAGAAAAATTCTTATGATCAAGGCAATTTATTTAATTTTTTTGCAGACTCATCTAATCATTCAGACTACGATTGGTATGTTTTTAATAGTCATTGGAATTATGAAAAATTTAGGTATTTTTTTGATATACCACAATCTAAATCTATGGTTATTAAAAATGGTTGCGAGAGTTTTCCTGAAAGAAAAATAAGAGCTAAAGGTGAGCCAATAAGATTAATCCATCACTGTACACCTTGGCGAGGACTAAATGTTTTATTAGGGGCTATGCAACTAGTAAAAAATAAAAATATTACCTTAGATGTATATTCATCATGTCAAGTTTATGGAGATGAGTTTGCAAGTAAACAAGACCCAGATATAAAACATTTATATGAACAAGCTGAAAAATTACCTAACGTTAATTATGTTGGTTTTAAACCACATGAGTATGTTTTAGAACACATGAAAGATTATGATATGTTTGTGTATCCAAGTATTTTTGAAGAAACTTTTTGCATATCTGCATTAGAAGCATTATCAGCGGGTTTACAATGTATAGTAACAAATTTTGGAGCTTTGTATGAAACTTGTGCAGAGTGGCCTATATATGTAAATTATAACAACGATATTTCACAACTAGCAAAAGACTTTGCTGCAGCGATAGATTCTGCTGCTGAATACATAGATTTACCTCATGTTCAAACAATGTTAGATGAACAACAAAAATTTTATAAAACATTTTATAACTGGGAGAAAAAAGGTTGGGAGTGGAAAAACTTTTTAGAAGGAGCTCTTCATGCAAAAAACTCCGGATAGGATAGAAACTCGTATACCTTTTGAGGATGCTGTTAAAGTAATTAACGTAAAGAAAAAACCAAAAGAAGGCACAATTAGTTTGTTTGTAGGAACTCCTGTTCACTCAGACGTATCATTACATTATGTTCAGGCTTTATTAGAATTGTCTAAGGTTTGTTATAAAAAAAATATAGCTGTCCAATTTGAATTAGTTAAATCATCTTTAGTAACACAAGGTAGAAATTTATGTGTATCTTCTTTTCTAGAATCAGATCACACACACTTATTGTTTATTGACTCAGATATATCTTTTCAATCAAAGTCAGTATTTAAAATGATTGAAACAAATAAAGAAATTATTTCAATACCATATCCATTAAAAACTTTTTTATGGGATAAAGCTTTTTATAATTTTAAAGAAGGTAATATAAAAAACCCAAGACAACTATCTCAAGCTATGAATACATATCCAATGAAGGTTCCTGACAATACTAACATAACCGTGTCTAAAGAGGGTGTAATAGAAGTAACTCACAGCCCAACAGGATGTATGTTAATTAAAAGGTCAGTTTTTGAAAAATTAATCAAACATTATCCTAATCTTACAATCAAACAAAATACTGTTATAAATGGCAGATTACAACAACGGCCTAATTTTTGGAATTTTTTTGACTGTATACATGACCCTGTAGAGAAAACGTATTTAGGTGAAGACTTTGGTTTTTGTAAACTATGGAAAGATATAGGTGGTAAATGCTACGCATACGTATTAGATGAAATAACACATGTTGGTGAGCATCAGTATACAGGGCGTTTTCGTGATGAGTTGATAATACCTAAGTAAAATGATAGTATTATTTATTTAGATCTAAAAGGAGAAATTATATAATGTTACAATTCTTACCCTATGCTTTGGCTGCCTATGGAGGTGTTAGAGGATATAGGTCAGCAAAGAAAGAAGGACGATCAGGATTAAGTAGCTTATTACGAGGGGCAGCTGGAGCAGCTATTGGTTACTATGGTGGAAAAGGTGCACTATCTGCTGGGTCAGCTTTAAACATTCCAGGATTTACTGCTGCTCAAACTCAGTTTACTCCTTTCTTACAAACAGCCGCTGGTCAAGGTTTACAAACATTACCTTTTTTTCCAGGTCAAACCGCACAAGTAACAACAGGTGTGAATCCAGAATTTTTAGGGACTGATAAAGCAGTGATGGGTGGTTCCTTTGATAGCTTGGTTAAAAACCCTAATTTCAGAGAGGGAGTAGTTGACGACAGAAATTTTTTACAAAAACTTCTAATGAGAGAGAAAAGAAATAAGGCAGGTGAAATTTTAAAAACCGCTAGAGGAACAACAGCTTATGAAATAGATCCATTCAAAGCTGGATCAGCTTTAGCAATAGGATCATATGCTAGTGGAGCTTTTGAACAAGAACCACAAGATGTATTTATGCCAACATATAATGTTGATTATGCAACCCTAGCAGCACAAAGAGGACCATTTAAATTTATAGATCCAGCGACAGGCACAGAAAAAAATTATGAAGAGATATTCATTCCAGAAGCAAATAGACCAGAGGATGAAAGAACTTTTGGTCCATATGCAATCGCTCAAGATAGATTTAACGAAGGTGGTTTAGCACAAATAAGAAAATTTAATGAAGGTGGTATTAATTATTTACCATCTAAAACTTCACATGATGAAAATGATGTAAACAATTATGTTAGAGCATCTGGTTATGTTGAAGACGGATCAGGAGTCGGTGATAAAGACGAGGATACGATGTTAGCTCAATTAGCAGACGGAGAGTTTGTAACAAGAGCAGATGGAGTATTAGGTGCTGGTATCATAGCTGGAGCAAATCCAAATAGTATGCGAGATATGAGAGAAAAAGGTGCCCAATACTTTTATGAACAACAAAGACGTTATAAAAGAGTCTTTGATTTATTAAAGGATAGCAATGGCACTAGCAAGACAAATTAAACCAAGCGTAAATGTAATACCTGTTCAACCAACTGAGGTTTCTAAGTATTGGTTGTTAGCAGAGTTCATGATTGCTGAGGCTTTAAAATATTCAGGTAAATATGCTGATTCAAAACATATTTATGAATTACTTTTAACGGATCAAATGCAAATGTTTATAATGTTTGGAAATGATGAAAGAGAACAAAGTAAAGTGTTTGGCATAGCTGTAACAAGAATAGGAGAGCTACCTAATTATAATCAACTTGAAATTGTTATTTGCACTGGTGAAAGAAGAGAATTATGGGAAGATAAACTTGTAGATGAAGTAACAAGATTTGCTAAACAAAATGATTGTAAAAGATTATGTATATGGGCAAGACCAGGTTGGGAAAAAGTTTCTAAAAAATGGGGATGGGAAAAAAAACACGTTCAACTAGTAAAGGATCTTAAATGAGTTTTGTAAGCAGTATTTTTGGTGGCGGAAGATCAAGTGCACCTTCAGGTGGATCAGCACCGGCACAAACAACTAATATAGTTAGAGAGGCACCAGGCATAGAGGCAAGAAAACTTGAGCTAATGGATTTAGCAAGACAAGTTGCACAAGATCCAATTAATCTTCCTGACGTACAAGTAGCTCCATTATCAGCTTTAGAACAACAAGGGCTAACGGCTGCCGGACAAACGGGAGTTGGTGCACCAACTGTAACATCGGGCATAGGACAAATTTTAGGAGCGGCACAACCAATAGGTTCTGCACAGATTTCACAGTTCATGAATCCATTCCAACAGTTTGTTACAGACGAAATAAATAGACAAGCGCAAATAGCACAAAATAGATTAGCTGCAGAGGCAGTTGCATCGGGAGCTTTTGGTGGAGGAAGACAAGGAGTGGCTCAAGCTGAATTACAAAATAGAGCTTTGGAAGCAATAGGAAGGGCTCAAGCTCAAGGTTTTAATACGGCTCTAGGTGCAGCGCAGAGACAACAAGGAATTGGTTTAACTGCTGGTCAACAATTAGGACAAGCTGGTGCATTACAACAAGAAATGGCTGCGCGTGACTTAGGTCAATTATTTCAAGCAGGTGGTGTTCAAAGACAACTTGCACAACAAACATTAGATGCCCAAAGACAATCTACTTTACAACAACAATTTGAACCGTTCCAAAGAGCAGAGTTTTTATCTAACTTATATGCTGCGGGTCCTAAATCTCAATCAGGGATTACAATGGCTACACAACCAACAACAAGTCCACTAGCACAATCTATTGGAACTGGTATAGGGGCATTCACAGCATTTCAAGGATTAAATGCTCCGAGGTAATGGTTTATGAACAAAGTATTACACAGACCACTTTTTAGAAAAGAAGCACTTCGTAAAGGAGCAATAAAACCTATTCACGCACAAACTGGTGTTATGGTTGGTGCTCCTACACAAGATATTAGAAACGTAAGATTTAGACCACCCATGGTTGTAGAACAACCTGGTTTGACTAAAAGAATTGGAACATTTGCAGGAAGACTTGGAAGAGATGCTGTTGCATTTCCTGGATCTCTTAAACAACAAGTGATGAGTCCAAGAACTAGAGTTCCTTTTGGAATGGGTGGGGGTATAGGAAGATTTTTAGTAGCTCCTACAGGTGCATATGATGCGGTATCAGCCTTAACAACTAAAATGGGAATGCAACCAGGTGCACTTAAAACCGGTGTAGATTTTGGTTTGAGTGGTTTAGCATTATTAAATCCTTATACAAGAGCTGCAAGTACAGCTTATGGTGCATATAATTTATTAGCAAGACCGCTTATAGGTGGTGCTATTGATTATGTAACACAAAAACCAATAGGCACTACCTCTCAAGCAATGGATATAAGAAGATTCTTAGGTGATCCATCACGTGTTGGATCACGCTTATTTACATCACCTACAGGTGACAAACTTACAAGAAAAGAAAGAAGAGAATTAAGAAAACAAGAAAGACTTGCGCAAGAAGAGGGCAGTGAAGTAGCGTTAGTTCCAGATAGATTAACACAACCTGAAAATATTGCAGAGAATGAAAATAATTTAATTGATATTAACAAAGTTGTTACCAATAACACACCTGGTGGCACAGCTCCCGTTCCTCCAGTTCAACAAAAACCTAAATTAGCTGCACAAAAAACAGAGGAAAAAGATGTAAGTAAAGAAGAACAAGATAAAAAAATTTTACAAACAACAACTGAAACACCAGCTACAGGTGGTGTTGGCAAAGTAACTGCTGGAGATGGCACAGCAATTGGTGATCAAACAATTGCAAGGGCAAGACAAATAAGAAATGAGTTAATGCAAGGGCAATCATCACAAGCTAAACTAGTATTCTTAGCTAATTTAGCAGCAGGTCTAATGGCTGGTACAACAGCTAAAGCAGGTATTGGAGGTGCACTAGAAGTATTTGGTAAAGCTCTTGGTCCTGCTGTAAATAATTATGCAACAATAAAATTAAAAGAAAATGAATTAGAAAATAATTTAATGAGTGATGCTTTAGAATTAGCTGTTGAAGAGTTAGCAGCTAAAAATGCAGTATTAGAAGATTCAGATTATCCTGACGCTACTCCAGGAACAGTAAAAATTTTAGATGCACAAGGTAGAACAATAAATATTACAGCAAGAAGATTAAAAGACGGCACAGTTCAAGTGGCTAACCCAGGCTCAGTAGATCAAAATGGTAGACAAATTTTTGTTACAGTCACTCCTGGAGAATACATTACATTTAGAACAGCGAAAGGTGCTGAAAAAGGACAATTTGAAACATTAAGAGATCTCTCTGGTAAATACAAAGCTTACAAACTTGGTACAGATACAATAAAAATATTAGAAGATGCTGAGGCACAAGACAAAAAATTTGCAGGTCCTGCCGGTAGACTTAATTTATTCTCAACACGTCTTGGTGATGCATTAAGAGACTTTGGTATAAATGTAAGCAGCATTGAAGATGGTTCAAGAATAGCTGCAGATTTAAGACTTCAATTAAGACAAGGTTTAATTAATGACGGAAAAACACCAGAAGAAGCAGATAAAATTTTAGACAGAGAATTTGGCTCAACTGAAAGTTACAAAGATAAATTATTAAAAACTTTTGGAACTTTTGCAGATCAAACAGATAGTGCTAATCTTGAGAGACTTGCAATTAATGAAACTGTCATGGTTTATGCATTAGCAAACTCATTAAAATCAAAAGACCGTTTGACACAAAAAGATATTCAAATGGCCAAAGATCTAGTTAACGTATTCCCTCTATTAAGAGGTCAAAGAACAGTTATTAAATCATTAAAAGCTGTAAATGAAACAATTTTAACTGACATAAGAAGATTAGAAACTGATTACCAAGATATTTATAACGGTGATACATATACTATCAATAAATACAGATCAACGTATGGTTTATTAAGTGACCAAACAGGAGCAGCCCCTGAATTACAAAATCCTTTCGCTGATCAATCTACTCAAGAATTATTGGAGCAATTTTAATGGCTACTATACAAGAACTTCAAAAACAGTTGGATGATAAAACTTTAAATCCTAGATCTTTGAATAGAAAACAAAGAGCTATAATTGATGAATTAATTAATAGAGGTGAATTAAAAGGTCCAACTACTGGGGAACTATCTACTATGATGGATACTGCTGCACAAAATATTGCAAGAAGAAGAGAGTTCTATGCGGATCCAATTGGTAAGGCATTAGAAGCAGAAGATAATCCTTTTTTTATTAAGGGTAGACCCACAGCGGAGTTAGCAGGTGATTTAACAGGATCATTAGTTCCTTACTTTGCAATGAGAAAAAAAATATTTGGTGCTGCTAAGTCTGGTAATTTATGGCAAAAAGCACCTGGTAAATTTTTACAAGCAGCAACTAAAGTAGCAGACAGATTACCTGGTAGATTAAAATTTCTTGGTGGAGCGTTAAGATTAGTTGCTAGAACAGCTGATGCTCCTGCAAAAGTTTTAAAAAGTCCATTAGGAAGAGCAGAAATTTATTCTGTTTTAGGAGGCACTGCTGGAGCAGGTGCAGGATCTATTACTTACGATATGTTAAATGAACAAGCTGGAATAGCTATTGCATCTGCAATCACTGACGATTTTGCAGATATACCGGACAAAGAGATAGATCAAAATATTTTGTTGAACTCCGCAAGAGCTACAAAGACTGCATTAATGTGGAACGCTGGAGCTGCTGCATTAACACCTTTTATATTTGGTCCATTAGGTAAATTAGGTCAAAAATTATTTGGTGCAAAATCAACTAAGGCTAAGGAGCTATCAGAATATGCAAGAGATAAAGGTTTACCATTACCTTTAATGACAGGTATTGAAGATGGAATATTTACTGGTTTAGGGCAAGGTTATTTTAAAACTGTTGGTGTATTTCCATTTGTGTCTGGGATAGGTAAAGAAGCATTAGAACAAGCAGAACAAGCAGCGGGTAGACAATATTTAAATAGTCTTACAGCTTATGCACCTTTGATGAAAACATCTGCATTATCTTCTTCTATATATAATCAAGCAGCAAAAGTATTCAAAGAAAATGTGGCTTTAATTGGTGCTAAGTATAAAGCTTTTGATACATTAGCAGAGAACGTTGGAAACCCAAGAATTATAAAATTAGATAAAACAAAAAAATATGCAGATGAATTTTTAGAAAGATATAAGGCTAGTTTTCCAGACATAGATGCATACAAAACAGCAGAGGCAGGTGTTAATATTAAAGACATAGATACTTTACTTAAAGCACAAGGAGACCCACTAAATTTATTTATGGTTGCAACTAAATCAATAAGTGATGAAGGTTTAATAACACCAAAACAATATAAAGGTTTAATGCAGATGTTAAATAGAGCCATAGAGGGTTCTGAATTTAAAATTCCCACTGGAAGTGTTTGGGCTTTAAGAGAAGCAATGGAAACAGATTTAAATTCTTTTGGTGCTAATTTAAGTAAAAATGCTTTTTTACAAGACAAATCAT